TCAAAAACTAAATTAATAGGATACATTATTCCTTCAATGTCTTCTACTGAGAAGAAACTACTTCCGAATTTACCTTCGGTAGAATCTTCATTGAAAATAAAGAAATTGGGAAAATCAAAATCTGAGTAAGGTGACTCATAATCCATAGAATCATAAGATTCGTCATTATGTAAAAATCCAGAACCATCATCTTCGACATTGAAGTCATGGACGGTATCTAAGTACCAGTCAAAATGATCATCAGTTTCCTCGAAAGAGTGGTCTGTTGAATACTCAAAGATTGTATTTTCTGACACATTATTTAAATCCGAATCCTGGGCAAGGTTATCCAGGAACCCTTCACTGTCATAAGACAATTCGGATGAGATTTTACAGAAATTATTATTATTAGTAGTCATAATTCTTATATTGGTAAAATCTAATAGTCATGGGTGTGTTTTGTGTGTTGCGTGTTGCTCGCAGAGGTAAAACACAAGATCTCTATAATTTCGCAACCGTACGAAGAAAATAACAGCGAAGAGCACACTAAAGAAATCAGCACTTACTTTAAAAGTAATTCCGCTTCTTCTTCCAATAATCTGCTACTAAGATACTAACTTCATATATCAATCAATTCCAACAAAGGGAACTCAACCTACAGTACCTAATAGTTCAATCTAGAAAATGATTCCGTTTCAATTTTTCTCCCAAAATATCATAAACTCATCTTTCATCTTCAGTTAAACATTAGGCCGACGTTATCGATTAACTCTGGCGATCGAGGGACTCTTCCCCGGGACTTCTAATATCAATATGTTGCCGTTTGGCTTAGTAATCACCTCCATTACCCTTTCAAATAAAGAGGCTTGATCACTTAAAATCTTCTTTTGTACGAACCTACTCTCTAAGAATAGGATTACTGTCTAGCAGTCCCCACCACAGGGATTTATGTACTACTAGTGGTCTTCTTTAAAAGACCCGAAAAATACGGACTATGAGGTCGTTAATCTCAAAAGCCAATCTACTG